GGCTAAGAATCCTAGACCCTGGTATGGATGCTTGGCTTAACTTCTTTGGTATTACTACTAAGCTAATCTCTACAGAAGCAGAAGAGACTTATGAAGAGTTGAGGAAAAAGTATCTGGTAAAGTCCATGATAAAATAATAAAACTAGCATTTAATTATCCTTGCATAATACCACCATGTATGGTAGACTATTAGTGGGAGGACTATAAACAATGGGAACTGAGAATCTGGTAACAGATGACCCTAAAGTAGAACCAGTTGTGACTTCACCCGCTACTACTGACCCTCCAACTACTCCACCTCCTGAGCCTGCACCTATAGCACCAACCGCTAAGGTAGAGGTCAAGGATGGTAGAGTTATAGTTGATGGTAAGAAGTATGTAGCAGAGTCTGACTTGATTGCTGCAAAGGGTAGTTTAGAGGGCAAGCTGTCCACTCAGCAGACTGCACACGAGACAGCCATTGACGCTGCCAAATTAGCAGAATCTGCTGCTCAACAGACTATCGCTTCTCTAACCGCTAAGGCCAAGGAAACCGAAGATGCCCCTAAGACGGGTGCAGTAACCGATGAGGAAGCTGCGAAGGTCAAGCAAGAACTAGAGGCTAGCAAGGCTAGCATAGTGACTTTAACAGCTGAGGCTGGTAAGGCACTGGAGTTGAAGCGGGCTAATCTTGTACTACAATACGGGATAGTCCCTGATACTATCAAAGAGAAGAATATGACTGAGCTTGACTCTTTTGAAGAAGCACTGAAGGCTGTATCTACAGCCAAAGGTGGTGTAGGAAACTATGCCTTAGGTGGAGGTAGTGGAGATGCTGCTCCCCAGACCGATATAGAGCGAGCAGCTAAAGTAATTGAAGCTACTCCTATCAGAGGCGTTCGAGAACCTGCACCACAAACTTAGAAATAAACTGAAGGAGAATTATTTTGGCAGATTCAGGTGGACACTGGAATAATCTAGCAGCTGCACAGAAGCTAACGCAGTCAATGAAGATTCCTGGAGTCTTTGAAGAAGATATCAAGCGCAATAATCCTCTGGACAGACTACAGGTAGGTCAGGCAGGGCATAGCGGACTTAAGATTGAATGGCTGAGAGAGAAGCCATCAGCAGTATCTGCTATTGAAGCGGCAGTAGCTGAGATAACTATTGGTACTCAGCTGTCCTGGACTGAGGACGTTGACTATGACGAGAAGGAAGCTTCCCTTCGCACTACCTATATCCAGAGGAAACTAGACCACTTCCTTCCAGGCATCTATGGTACTTATAATAATTATGAGGCCAGGGTGTTACTGGAATCTGAGAAAGGTCTGAAGAGGAAACTGGGAGCAAGGATAATCTATGGAGATAACACTTACACTAGCGCTCTTCAGATGGACGGTATTCATGCACTAGCCGCAGAGAATGGTAACCCTTGGGCTACTACTAACTCAACTACTCTAGGCTATGACCCGAAGAACATAGATATGCTGGACGCTGCCTTTAGCCTTAAGGCTCTCAGAACTCAGGTAGATGCTATGCTACATGGCGTAGATGAAATCTGGGCTCCCTATGAGATTATCCGTAGGCTAGATGCTTCCTATCAGGAGCGTGGCTTTGCGGGTTCTCAGTACGACCACAGTTTAGCCTTTGTAAGCATGGGCTTCAACGAACTCGGCAAGAGAGTCCTCTTCTGGGATGGTATTCCTGTAATCCGAACTGACTACCTTGTTGCCGAGGACGATAACACTGGGACTGGTGCTAGCTCAGATGCTCGAGGACTCTATGCTAGTGGTGACAGAGCCTACTCCATCTTCTGCATCAAGCATGGTAACGTAATGAATCAGGAGCCTGGACTATCCTATGCCTATGGCGGACCTACCCAAGCACAGGGAGACCTCTACAAGCTAGTTAGATTCCCTGAGCTGGAAGACTACGATGCTGGTGGCATGAGGCTAGTCAACTACAGCACCCTGCTCCTAGGCTCCAGCCTAACCCTTGGCAGAATATTCGATATTCTTGACTCACCTATTGTAGTGTAGGTAAGGCTTTGAACGGTGTGCCTAAATAGTAAACACCAAAATAGAAAAGGAGAAGGAAATTGAATACTAGTAAAATAAACCATGACATAAGGTCAAATCAGGGTAGAACAATCTATATGCCTGAGTACTGTGAAGGGGAGGAAGGCTTTGGTAATCTGGCGATACCTAATCCCAATGTGCTAGATTCTGCCCAAAAGTACCCTCATGGAACTGCCTTCCGAGCAGGTGAGAGAACCTGGTTCTATTCACAGTATAAGGGTACTATCAATCCTAATGGTTCTAAGGTACTCACGCAAGAGGCTGCTGGCTACTATATGTATGGTAAGGGTCTGGCTGGTTATGCTTATCAGCAGGACTATGCAGCTTCAAACATCTATGGTGTAGAAGGAGAGGATAAACTCTACATCATAACTGCGCAGGTATCAGGTGGTGGTGTTGATGAGAGAGCCAACAATGTCTATGCTGGTGGCACCTGGACTGTATACGACACAACTCATACATACAATAAGGCTATGGGTGGTAGAGTGATTGAGCAGGCGTACTCTGCTACTACGCTGGTCGTAGGTGGTCATTCTATAACTACACCATCTATTCTAACACTTGACCAGGACCTTGTTGCCAATGTAACCTGGGGAACTGCCACAGGCACAGTCATGCCAAACAAGTGGAAGCTGGCAGTTTACGGAGGTTCACAGGCTAATGGTAGGTATATGCCTATACTTGGAGCTTCTAATGTAGGTAACATCTCAACCTACAACCAATGGTTGTGGCTACAGACTCACGGAGAAATCATGATAGTCCATGTATCCAGCGACCTCTTCGGAGATGTGGAGGGCTATGTTAAGGCTGTCTGGAACTCTGATGGTTCTATAGACCCTGCGAAATATGGTACGGCTTATACGAGGCAAACCGCTGGTTTCGTAGCGTCAAACTCAATGTCCGAGACTAACACAGCTACCTCCGAGAGTTACCCGATAGTCTATCTGACCATGATACCGTAAGGAGGAATCTTATGGGAAAGAAAAGCTACGATGGCTTCACAATGATTGGACTTCAGGAAGAGCTATCAGAAAAGAAGATTGCCTGGTCTCTCAAGGATAACCGAGAAGACCTGCTGAAGAAGCTGGAGCCAAAGGCAAAGAAGTAGATTCAGGAAGGGAGGGAGGCTAACAACTTCCCTCCCTCAGGAGACCATATGCCACTATACGACTACAAATGTAAATGCGGAGAGATATTCGAAGCTGTGAATAGCATAGCTGATAGACATACTGCTACCTGTATATGTGGCAGAATGGCTAAGAAGAAGATGTCTCCCTGGGGCAGAGTAATCTTTGCTGCCTACGATACAGTTGTAAACTCTAATGGTATAGCAGTATCAAGGAAACAATCAACTGAGGAAATCCCAATGTTGCCTGAAAAGGTACATGGAGGAAGATTCTAATGCCTAATCCTAAAATGGCTGCACTTAAAAAGACTCATCCGATAAACAGATACAGGAAGCTATCAGTTCTGAGATATCAACTTGCATGGGAGAACCTGGTGCTGAACAGAAAGCCTGTGCTGGTAAAGCCTTCGGCATGGCAAGACAAGCTACAGGTAAAGCTCTTGACTTTGGTCGTTAACTAACAATAGAATAATACTAACTCATAGAGGAGGATTTGAGGACTATGATTTACAAGCAATATGCAAGAGAGAGACTATCCCCTACTTCATCTACAGGCTTTACTGCATCTAACCTTCCCCCAACTAACAAGCCACAAGTTCAGTATGCTGCTATACAATCTATCGGGGGGGACATATTCTTTCGTACTGACGGTAGTGCTGCTACTATTCTAACTGGTAACAAGCTTACCGAGAACTCCAGAGTAGAGATTCATGGTACTGAAGCTTTGACTAATTTCCGCTGCATTGATGATGGGGATTCTGCTCAGGTAGAATGCAAGTACATGGGTGCTGGAGGTTAATGATGGAAAAAGGATGGGAAATATCTGACGCTAAATCAATCAAGAAATACGGTAGAGACTTACTTTCAGGAGCTTGGACTCCAGGCTCAATATTCTACGTAGATAGTGGAGGTCTCGATACTAACAATGGCTCCTACGATAATCCGGTAAAGACTATTAACTACGCTATGAGTCTATGTACTGCTAGTAAGGGAGATGTAATACAGGTAATGGGTAACTCGCCATCAAGTCCAAATGATACTGGGACAATTACTATGGATGTAGCAGGTGTCACACTAAGAGGTTTGTATGGTCGTGGATTACTCAGTGACTCAGGGTTTGGTTCTCCAACAGAAAATGTGCCCTGTATAACTATGGCAAGTCACTATCTCACCATTGAGAATCTCTACCTTGGAGACCACTCAACGGGTACTACTGGTGGAGTGGTTGAAATTAGTAATTCTAGCTTTGGTTGCACTATCAGGAACTGTATGTTTGATACACAATACATACCTGCCTATGGAATCACCACAGTAAATAGCCAAAACTACTTACTAATTGAGGATTGTATCTTCGGCAGGAATGACATAGCTGGTTTTACTACAGCAGGCATACAACTTCCTAACAGTCTTGGTTGTATAATCCGCAGAAATCTGTTCCACACAACATCAAAGGGAATCCTGCTATCAGGCTCCGCTTCTTCAGTGTCGATTCTAGACAATGATTTTGTTCTTCATGCAGACGATGCAAAGGGAAGGGCTATCACCATAAATGCTCTTGGGGGTCTCTTCTATGTAGCTGGCAATCGGGCTAACTACGGCAAAACGGATATGACCAATAATCCTTACCTTGATGATGGGGTAGCAGGTAACACCTGGGGAATAAACTGGGTAGGCAAAACGGCTACCTTACCAACGACTACATAAAGGAGATAATGTGGCAAGGTCAGTATCAGGAACCTTCCTGGCAGCACAGCAATCAGCTACCAATACTCCTTACTGTAAACTAGTCTTCACTAGTAAGGATGGGGGTACTACTGTTGACCTCAGTACTGATGGCACTTATGGTAATCGTATTTTGCTCAATATAACGGTTAATGTATTTATGAAAGCAAGCGCATTGTCTCAGACTAACGATAAAGATTCGTTGTTAGTTATGTCTAATTTAGATGATTTGATACTTAACACTCTGTACCCCTCGACATTGGCTAAAAAAAGGGCAAAGTCACAATTTAAGAGACAGAGGGAAAAAAGGGAGTATCTAGAGTATGTGGATGAAATTCGACCAGGTCTATGCTCCAAGATTGATGATGTAGAACGATGGTTAGATTCGGTACCTGAAATTCACGAAGATCGCTCTAACGAGTGGGTTGGATCTCATAAGCATGAGTGCCGTGAGGTTCTAATCCATCTT